TTGCTGATGCAATGTTGGATGGAATATACGCCTGATGATTTGCGGTTGTCAACATAATTTAACTAAGCCAAGAATCTTGCCAAGCTCTACCACTAAGCCGACTCTATGCTCAAATGCAAAGCTGAATCGGTTTAGTGCTTTAGCCTGGCATATGTAGTGACGTATCAAATCCACATCAGCTGATAGCTGTTTCAGTATCTGTGGCTTATTATCTTCATTGCCATACAGGAATGTATTACGCATGATGCGTTGCATCGTCTGGCGTACGTTTTCGCCCCAGGTAATACGAATGTCACGCGGTAGCTTGATAATGTCTTCAAGCAGCTGCATATCAAGATCAGCCGCTTTTGTTTTAAATATGAAGTCTTGTGTATTTGGATTAGCCAGGGCTTTAGCTGTAGCTGATGTATTGAGTTGCTTTTGTGTGATCAGGTCTGCAATCACCTCATTAACAATATCATCTGATACGGTATCGAGCACGTTGCTAGATGCTTCATTTGAAACTTCAATACCATTTTTGGTGAAAGCTACATAAGCCAGGCTATGCTCATTAAATAATGGCCATAAGCGCTGTTTGTAATTAGTTGTTGGAAAGCCAACAAGCAGGTGCGGTGACTTAGCAGGCCCGGCTAATCTGATTTTATATTGCTTCAGAATGTGCAGGGCATAGGCCGACTTATTAAAGGCATGCAGGAAGTTTCCAGCCTGTACCAATACCAGGTGATGCGGATATTGTGCCTGTAACTTGGTGCTGATCTCCACATGTTGATCAGCAGCGCCGAAGGTTACTTCAATACCTTTGATGGATATCGATGTTGTCATTTTTAGTCAAAAATTCCATTTAATGCTACTTGCGTTGCGGCTTGTGTACTTGGTTTATTTGTCAGTAATTCATTCACCATATACGGGATTTGGTTTTTAAGTTCGGCTGGCATATCTTCATAATTTACGCAGTGCAAAGCATTCAGCTGCTTGTAAATTTTTGAATTTCTGCGACCTTTTCCTGTTAGATCCATCACTTCATCAACCTTGCATATTGAGAAATGCTTATTTTCAAAAAGGCTATTCAGAGCTACTTGCGCTACCAGCATTGTTCTTTGCTGTGAAACGCTCAATACTTGATTTGATTCCTGCAACATAGATATTCCAGACTGCATCGAGGTATCCTCTTTCATATTCGAGTTTTGATTCATGCTGTCCGAGCTTGTGTCCGATGATGATCCCGGCTGTGATGCTCGCAGAAAAGATGGCAATATAGATTTCATACATTTTGTTCCTTTCAACCGTCCGCCGTTTCACAGCGGACGGTAACCAGTGACTAGAGACTCTTGGTGCAGCGGAAGCCAACGCTGCGGTAGTCGTAGCCGGGCCAAACGTAGCTGAGATAGAACACGCCGGCATCGCCACCTGAGCGCCAGCAGCCGCCTCGGAGGAGCACAGAGCCGGACCAATTGCCACCACCTACTGAGGTATCGCCAATGCCGTGTTCACCGCTTTTGTAGGGTACAGTTGTGATGGTTGGCGATTCTTTATCGAATGCTTTGGCAATTACGCCATTTTCATCACCTTGAACGTCATCAAACACCCAGCTGTAAATATTGCCGCTGAAGTCATAAACACGCTCTCTATTAGCTAATACATGCCAGCGGCGTTCAGTTGGTTCATTGCTCTCATAGTGACCATCTTGCGCTTCATTAACATTGCCTTGATGGATGCCTAGATATAATTCACCTTCACCAACTTTACCGCTGGTCCAGTTTTCATCCTGGTTAACGATCTGATGCGCGATTGCCAGGTATTGAAGTTCTGTGATCAGTGAATAGCCGGCATCGATGCATGCTTTTTTAGCATTATGAAAGTTGATGTTTGCCCATGGCTTACGATTTGCTACGACAATGGCAGTGCCAATATCTGACTTGCTGCATGCGTATTTACCAACCTTAAAACTTGGTACCACTGTTCCATTTGGTAATGTTGTTTCCGATACCGTTACAAATTCATCATTGTTTTGCATGCTATTACGGACAATGGTACGTAAATCTGATGCCAGGGCTGGGTATTCAACATCGCATGATTTGGCATAGGCGCTGATTGCAGGAATGGCATGTTTATCTGTAGTCAGGTTAAGGACAAAGTATTCTGAGTTTTCATGCTTTTGTCCTTGGGCACTCTGGCCATCGGTACGGATAACATGAAACTTAGGATATAGGCCAATATTGTTGGTATCAGTAACGGTATTCATATGGTTTTCCTTTTCTCTAGTGATTACTTCATTTTGTGGGTAGTTATATTGCCTTCAATAGTGACAACACCATTTTTTGTGGCAAAGCTTTCATGCGGATACTGCTTTTTTTCATTTTTAAAATCATCATTAACCTGTGACGTTAACTGAGGTGCTGTGCCAGGTTTATGAAAAAACTGTGTATCTACGCTGCCATTTACCCTGGCAAAATCAATCTCGGCTTTAGCTGAGTTGATGATTACCTGGCCAACTTCACATACAGCTTTTGCTCGATCTATTTCCATTGGATTTTCTTTATCTTGCAAAGCTGTAAGGGTGCTAAACAGGTGTGCTCTGAGCGCTTGAATGTCGTTCATCTTTTTTAGTCCTTTTATTAATTTGCCTGGTGATCTGTGCCTGCAGCTGATAAAGCTGCGCGATCTCTTTACCGTATTTGTGGTAGCTATTGCGCTGGCAGTTTTGCTTTTTATCGATGATTGTTAAGTTAATAATGCTGATATTTTGTTTATTGCCATCTACAAAAGTTACGATATAGCTTTCAGGAACCGGGCCATGCATACGTTCATAAATAATGCGATGAAGCAGCCGCCACTTGAACATGCCTTCTTCAATTTTTATTTCAGAATAGCCATCCCTTGATATTCTTATAGTGCCAACAGGTTTGTGATTGGCCGGCTTATGTCCTGCCTTAAATTGCGTTGGCATCATGCGTGGATCATTGCCAACCTTTTTGCCTTTATTTGGTGGAGTCTGACCTTTTTTAAATCGGTATTGCTCTCCTGCGCTACTATCTGATCTCAATTTTTGAGCCATTGGACTATCTTTAAACCATTGTGACTTCTTAACCCCTGCATGCCATGCAAGGTTGTATAGCTGATGGATATTGCAATTAAATAGCTTGGCTAATGCTGCTGATTTTGTGCATGGATAAAGTGCAGTAAGCAGCTGAATCTCTTCTTCAGTCCACTTTCTTTTTTTGCTGATCAGGCCGCGTGATTTAGTCATTTGCGCTATCCAGCAATATTTGCAGCTGAGCAGTTTTAGCAATGCTGACTATCTTTTGACGGTCAGATGCTCTGAATGCTTTACGGCACTTATCCAGGCAATCAAGTGCATTCTTGATGTTTTCTTTTGTTACTGGAACGTTATTTTCTAGCCTGGCGCAAACAGTTCTCAGGGGGTTAAGGTTTAGTTCAAGATGCAAATCACGATTTAGCTTCTGCCAGGTAAAAATCCATCCAGATAATGATGGTGTGATTTCAGTCCAGATTCCGGCATTATCTCTAAAGACCGGAACCCCTTGAATTGAATCAACGGATCCATGGCTGATCTGCTCAAGTATGCTTTGTGGCATATCAAATACAGTGAACTCATCCAGTAGGGCAGGTAATGGCACTACGCGCTCGGAATAAACCTTGCCACGGCGCTCATTACGTTCTGCCTGTCTGCGTTGTGCACGGTTCATTTATGCCACCAATCATGAGCTTTCATGCTTGCAGTAATGGCAAATGGCCCTGCTATCAGATATGCAGTAATATCAAGCCAGCCAGCCTGTGGCACTGTTTTAAATAAAACAAGATTAGAGAGTGCAATTGCAAAGCTAGTGAAGAATGCTGCTTTATAGTGGCCATTGTTTACATTTAGGCTTTGGAAGCCCAATGCAAATACCAGGATAAAAGTGCTGATAAAAATGAGTGCGGCCGTAATCATGCTGCAGCCTTTGTATTCACGGCGATTAATTCAAGCTCAGCTTCTTTAATATGCTCTATATGTTGTGTAAGCATATTAATAATGGCTTGTGCATCATCTGCTGAAAGGTTTTGCTGTAGCCTGGCAGTGCCTGTTTCTACGCAAATAATTGCGGCTATCATTTCGCCATCTGATGGAACCCAGTCTCTAATCCATACAGAAGTTTCGAACCTGGTATTACCGATGTTAGCGGTTTGTGTATTGTGTGTATCTGGATTAAATTTCATAGTGTCCATCCTGCTAAATCCCATGCTCCGCGTAATGAGTAACCACGATTTTTGTAATAGTGGCGCGTTAATTTGATGCGTTTTAATAGCTTTTTCATTTGAATACTCCGATATTCATTGAATCGCATAGCGCGTAAGTGATGGCTACGATGCAAATGATCACTACAGCAACTCGCAGCGCGTCATAAATGAAGTTGCTGGTTTGAAGGCTCATGATTAAGCAGCTTCAGGGCTAGTGCAGATTTGCATACGGCGTTGCTCAGCTGCATCATGCATACTGATAACATTACTTTTAACCTGGTCTGGACGATGTACAACACGTAGGCCCATTGATTTAGCTTCATCGATAATTGTTTGCACAGTACGGATATCTGTTTTTTCTGAAATTTGCGTATTCATCATGATTAGCCTCATAGTTTTTGATACCAGTACGTTTTTTGCACTGGGGCTGACTTAGCTTTAATTTCTGCCAGCCTGTTTAAGCAAATAGCCAGGGCTTTATTTGCCATGGCATGTTCAAACGTATACCCAAGCCTTGGAAGATGAGATGTATTAAATGCAATTTGAAGTGCTGTTTCTGATGGCATTTTCAAAACTCCCTAATGGTTTTTAGGTGACGCTTTGAAACATAATAAAACAATTGTTTTTAATAAGTCAACAACATTTGTTTTCTTTTATTGAAATAAACAATGAATAAAACAACAATTTATGAAATTTAGGCAAAAAAAATCCCGCTCAATGGCGGGTTTTTTTTAATATTAAATTTTATTTAAATAGAAAAATATCTAGCATTCTATTTTTTCACCAGCTGCCCATTTAATTGCTTTTTCGGCATGTTTTTCCCAATTTGCATTACCCCAGTATAGTGATGCTTTTGTTTCTGTGTTGGAAATTTCTTCTAAATTTATACTTAACCAAATATTTGCTCCAGAAGTTGCACCAGCTGAAATTACTGATATTTCTCCACTATTATTTTTTTTAAACGATACAACTTTATAAATACGAAGCGCATAACATTCACTAACCTTAGTCAAAAGATTGTCATAAGAAGTATCTAATGGTAATGAAATAACAATAGACTTTTTAGATGGAGTAGATCTAACTTGATCAAATGATGTGAAGTTACTTGCACAACTAGATAAAAGAAATAAAAAGAATAAAACAAAATAGTTGCAGGTGATTTTCATCATCAAATTATCTCTCTTTATTTATTACTGATTTTTTAAATAATTATACTTAGTATATTAGTTATTATTTTCTTCTATTTTTACCAGAATAAATAATTACTCCGCAGATAGTGCTTTCTTTTGGAACTTTTATAATTCGATTTGGATAGTCAGGATTGAGAGCTAAAAGAAATTTACCCTCAGAAGTTATTTGTAATCGCTTAAATGTTGCATTTCCTGTCTCATCTCTGACAATTACATCATCATTATGCCGGGCTTGAACTTCAGGATCTACAAATATATGCCATCCTTCTTGATATTCTGGCGCCATTGAATCACCAACAACAAGAAGTGCAAAAGTTTTATCGCTATGAGGAGTGCCACAAATAAGCCACTCTTCTGCATCATTTAAATTATACACATGCCCCACGTCACATAACTCCCCAGCCCTTACCCACGATATTAGTGGACATCTTTTTATTTGTATTGAGCTTTCTACAACGTTGACGTTTGTAGAATCTAATTGCATTTTTCGTGAAAACACTGGCTGGTCATAGCCTTTGGTTTCATAAAGTAACTCTTCGATTGTAACTTTTAAAGCTTCTGCAAGTATTGAAGTGAATTTTGAAGTACTGCTATCACGTTTTTCAAGCGCACTTATTGCACCCTGAGAAACAATATTATTTGTTAAATCAGATAATTCATATTGAGTAAGCCCCTGGGCTTCTCTGATTCTTTTTAAATTTTCACCTAATGCCATTTTGCCACCTTAAAACAAATGTATTAAATAAACAAACAACAATTGTTTGACATTTTGAAAACAATTGTTTTATACTGAATCGCATATGGAAAGCTTATTAAAAATAATTAGCATCAACAAAGGACAATCTAATTTTGCTGATGCATTAAAAAAACTTGCTCCTGAATCTAAGATTCAGCAGGGCCATATTAACAATTGGCTTAATAGAGATTTTAAAGTGCCTGCAGAATGGGTTATTTATAGCTGCCAAACTGTTGGGTTTGAAGTTACGCCTCATGAGTTGCGTCCAGATTTATATCCGCATCCATGTGATGGACTTCCAGAACACTTACGGAGTGCAGCATGACCTTAACTCCTAAGACAATTAATAAACTTATTGAGCAAATCAAGCAGCCATATGGCGGTGAAGGTATTTATATCGCCAAACATATCAAGCGTTGCCCAAGATTCTTGAAAACAATGCGTCGACCTCATTGCGTGCGATTGTCTGAAATTCATCGTCATAGCCTTTCTTGTCCATGCGTTCATTTAAAACGTCGTATGCGGTTAAAGAAAGTCTTTGCAATAAGGGTTTGTCAGCGGGGATTAGCATGAACATCAGTCTGCTTACACACAATAAGCCTTCATGGCGTGCAGCTAGTTCTCTATGCGCATTAACTAATTCTTCAAGTCTATCTTCAAGTTCTAGCAATCTGTTGTCAGTCATGGGGCTGTCCTTTAAAAATATGTTGTTAATCGGATGTGAGAACTCTGATTCTAACATTAAGAATAGCCCCACCTTTTCCCGCCGTGCCGGTACGGTTGTATACCGGATATGCCAGAGAACTGGTCGTATTGCCTCCAACTTTAATACCCGCAGCCGTTTAACGGTTGTGGGTATCTTTTTCTCTGGATCAGTACGCAGATTAGTCATGGCTTTGTTTCATTCAGTTGTTTCGGTAGTTGCAGTATCTATTTTGTATTAATAAGAAAAAACGGCTATTCCTCATGGAATTAGCCGTTTTGTATCGGAGGTGAATATGATTGCGAGTACAAATGTTATGGATGCAGCGTTTCATACTGCTCACGACTTCCCTGGTGGAATTCATGCATTGGCTCAGCGTATGGGCAATGTTAGTCCTAATGTCCTAAATAAGAAAGTTGACCCACGCTCTGAATCTCATCATCTGCGCCTGGATGAAAGCGTAAAGATTCAATCCATCACTGGCGACTTCCGCATGCTGCAAGCGATGGCATTCACATTAAATCATGTAGCAATCCCATTACCTGACATCAGCAATAGCGGTGATATGTCTATGCTTGATGGCTTTATGGATATTCTTACTGAGTTAGGACAGTTTGCCAAAGAGTTCCAGTTGGATTGGGCAGATGGTCGAATTAGTAAAGAAGAATTAGTCAGAATTAAAGCAGAAGCAGCTGACGTCCAAGGTCGCTTGGCAATGTTTGTATCACGCATATCAGAGATTGCAGAGGAGTAGCTGATATGGCTGACATATATGATCAGGCAACTGACCGTGAGATGAGAGACCGTGAGATTGCATTGGCAAATATCCGCGCTCAATCAAGTACAAAGCCAAAGCTTCCAGTAGTTGGCACTTGCTATAACTGCGGTGAGCTTATCTCATCTCCTAAAACATTCTGTGATTCAGATTGCTACGATGATTGGAAGAAACGCTGCTTGCGTCATAAATAACCCCGTACCCCTTTGGCAGATAAGAAGAAACGAAAATGAAAACAGAAAGATTTGAAACCAAGATTGAATTTTTCAAAAGGTACTCCCTGACAGTAGTCAATACGGGTCGAAACGAGCGCGAAATGCCGCTAGGTTTTGAATATTAAAGTTACTGAAATTTTTAACACTTACTTGGATGCTCTCATGGTCACATTAACAATAAAAACAGATTTCAAAGATGTGCAGAGCATGCTGGATAAGATGTCATGGAACCTGCAGCAAAAAGTAATCCCTGCTGCATTAAATAAAGTTGCAGCAAAAGCAAAAACAGAAATGACCAAGGCAATTACATCTGAATTTAATTTGCGAGGCGATGAAGTCCGTTCAAGATTAAGAATAGTTAATGCAAGAAGAGACTTCAAGGACTGGATGGTTGTACTTGACCCTTTTGCATCTGGAAGAAGAAAGGGAATGTCTATCAATATGATCAGATTTTTAGAGAATAAAGTGACATTAGCTGAAGGACGCCGCCGGGCTAAAGCTGGTACCAGAAACCAGCTTCACTTCAAAATTAAAAAACAAGGTGGAAAGTCAACATTAAGTGGCTCTTTTATTGCAACTAACAAGCGTACTGGTGGTACTGCTGTATTTACTCGCGTTGGCAATGAAAGATATCCAATTCAAGCCAAACAGACTATTGATGTTCCTCAGATGTTCAATACAAAACGTATAAATTCTAGAGTTGTTGAACGTATTAATAAAGAGCTAGCAATTGAATTTGAACGGGCCATTAAAGCTGTTGAAGGTGGAATCATACGATGAGTACCTGGCGCAATTATGATGAAGTGATCAGTACTCTAGTTTCACATGGATTTATTGTGAGCTCTCTTGATATTGGACGTATGGTGCGTGTTAAACGTGAGGGCCATGATCAAAAAGGATGGTATAGCCTCCATGAAATTACACTTGATGATGGCGGAAGCGCATTAATAGGTTCATTTGGTTATTGGTTTGGCGGTGAAGCTTACAAAGAAAAAGTTTCTCCAGGTAAAGGAATTAATTTAAATAAGAACCAGCTGGCGGCAATCAAGGCGCAGCATGCTGAAGCTACGAAAAAAGCAGAAGCACGCCGTAAGTTTGATGCTTATAAAGCAGCAAAAGAGGCTACCAGGTATTGGTCCCTTTGTATCAATGATGGCTCTTCATCATACCTGCAGCGTAAAAATGTAGGCGCTCATGGACTACGCTTCCCATATTCAGGTGCTGATGGATTTGCAATTCCGATGAATGACACGATGGGACGTATTCATGGATTACAAATAATTAGAGGTAAAGACCGCGGAAACAAACTTGAAAAACAATACTGGCCAAAAGGGTTAGATAAAAAAGGAAAATTTCACCTGATTGGTGGAGCCCCTCAAGGTGTGCTGTTAATCGCTGAAGGTTATGCGACAGCTGCAACGATATATGAGGCATGCAATCTTCCGGTAGCAGTGGCATTTGATGCTGGTAATCTGATGCCAGTGGCACTGGAACTGCATAAAAAATTCCCGCGTACTAAGATTTTAGTATGTGCTGATGATGATTATCTAAGTGATGGTAATCCTGGTGTGAAAGCTGCGGAATCAGCAGCACTTTCTGTTAGCGGAGCATGGATAAAGCCAGACTTTCCATATGATCGTGAAGGTAAAAAGCTTACTGACTTCAATGATCTAGCAAACTTCCCGCAATGCTCTAATAGCACTGTAATGGTGCAGATTACGGACCGCCTCAACCAACTTGGATGGGGTTCAGTAGTGCCGCGTGCGGCATCTACCCAGCAGGGGGGAGGGGACAACAGGGGAACGTTGAAACCTTTACTCGATGTCGGTGAAGCGGTAGAGAGATATAGCCTGATATATGGTGCAGGTGGAACGATGTATGACCATCAAGAGGCTAGTCTCATCCCAAAATCTGATGTGCTTGATATATGTGTTGATCATGCCTGGCGTGAATGGAAACTTAATCCATTACGCAGCGTAGTTCGTTTGAGTGAAGTTGGCTTTGACCCTACTGAAAAAGATAAAAGCATTATTTGTAATTTATGGGGTGGTTGGCCAACTGAACCAAAAACTGGTCAATGCGGTACTTTATTGAGCTTGCTTGAACATTTATGCAGCGGTGAAGAGTCCGGAAATAAAGATGTATATAACTGGGTTTTGAAATGGCTGGCATATCCGCTTCAGAATAAAGGCGCCAAGATGCGAACTGCATTGATATTCCATGGCCCACAGGGTGCTGGTAAAAACCTTTTCTTTGAAGCCTATGCGCAAATATTCGGTAAATATTCAAGAATTGTTGGCCAGGCTGAGATCGATGATAAGTTTAACGATTGGGCCAGCGGTAAATTATTCATGATTGCCGATGAAGTAGTAGCAAGGCAGGAGCTGTTCCATATAAAAAACAAGATCAAGGCGCTGATCACTGGCGACACAATCCGCATCAATCCGAAAAACGTGGCAGCACATGATGAAAAGAATCATGTGAATATCGTTTTCTTATCAAATGAGAAGCAGCCGCTGGTGCTGGAAAAAGATGACCGGCGCTTTGCTGTGATATGGACACCTGAAAAACTGCATCCTAATTATTACTCGGATGTAGCTGAAGAAGTTAAAGAGGGCGGGATTGCAGCTTTGCATGACTATCTTCTGCAGCTGCCGCTTGGTGATTTTGATGAACACAGTAAGCCGCCTATGACTAAATCAAAACAGGATCTGATTGATATTAATCTTGATTCTACTGATAGGTTTATCCAGGAGTGGACTTCAAATGAACTTGATTACCCTGTTTGTCCATGCCTCAGTGATGATTTATACAGATGCTATAGCGATTATTGCAAGAAAAACGGGGTGATCAGGCCACGTGATATGGGTCAGTTTATCGGAAATATCGCTAAAACTTATGGATGGGCTAAATCAAAACCGCGTATTTATAACGATTATCACTTCTCTGGTGAGCAGAAACAGCGTGCAGTAATTTTCCCTCCAGAGAATTTCTATGCAGAAAAACATATTAAGACTTCAGATATGACTGTTGCGCAATGGATTACTACTTGCGTTTTAGACTTTAAAGAAGCATTAAGGCCGTCAAATGACTAACAATGTTACAGGTGTGATGGGGTATGTGACGGGGTATGTTACGGGCAAAACCAGCGCCGTTATTGGCTTGTTACGGGTGTTACGGGGTTTTGTTCCTGCGCGTGCACGTGAATATAAAAATAATATATCTATATTTTATAAATATATTTCTCACGCACACGTGAATATACCCGTCACACCCGTCACACCCGTAACACGCCTTTATACATGCGCATTTCGGATGTTACGGGGTACACATACCCCCATCACACCCCATCACATACTTTATTCGCTATGAAAGAAGAGAGTATTAAAGAAGTAGTTGACAGTTTTAAAGAGGCTTTTGGCTTGGTTGAATTTAAAGCGACTAATAACGAGACAGGGCAGGTAGGCGGTAGTAGAAACTGGAAAGAGCCGCCTAAAGCTCGATTAGAAATTACCGGTGCTGATTACCTGGCACTTGGCAAGTTAGGAAAACTGGTACCAGCGGAAGGTGTGATAGCTGGATTAATGAAAATTGAATTAGGTAAACGATAAATGGCACAAAAAGTATTAACTGCAAATGCAGACAGAGCTAAATGCGAGGGGATAGGGTGCGCATTTAAAACATCATGTGGACGTTACCTTAGACCAGATGCAAATAATCAATCATGGGCCTCTTTTTATGCATTGCCTGGTGATGATTGTGATGAGTTTGAAGTAATTTTAGTGATAAACGATAAATGACTATTGAACGTAAAAGCCAGTTTGCAAAGCGTATTAACCGCGCACCAAGCTATATTACAGAGCTCATAAAGCATGGAAGAATTGTGCTTACTAAAGATGGAAAGCATGTGGAAGTTGAAGCGTCTTTGGAAAAGATTGAAGCTACCGCCAGTGGAGCTAATCCTGCAGTATCCGCCAGGCATGAAACAGCACGTAAACAGCCGGCACGTAAAAAAAGAAAAGCAGTAGATGTGAAGGAAGGAAGTCGCCAGCATTATGAACGTGAAACGCAGGCACTAAAAAACAAATCGAAAGAATTAAATTTTGACCTGGCATTGGGTAAACGTTTCATGGTTAGTGATGTAAGACGTGAAGCGCTGGCACTTGGCAATACACTACGCGCTACGGTTGAGAGACTAATTGACCAAACTGCACCGCGGTTGAGTGTTATGTCTGACTCTGCATTGCGTAAGCAGCTGCTGCAGGATGAATTAAAAGTATTAAGAACGGTAATTAAAGCTGAGTTTCCACGTGCTATGCGTAGATTAAAGAAAGGGAATAAACAAAATGCTTAATATGGCAGATCTAAAAACAGAAGAAGCACGCCTTAATTCCGAGATAGCAATCAAAGAATATGAAAAAGCATTAAGTGAAACCTGTACATTTGAAACAGTAATTGCATCTGCAATTAGAACAAGGAAGCTGATGCTTCGACTTGTAGATAGGATGGAATCACGTTTACTGAATGCAATTGATGGGGAGTACGACGAAACCCGCGTGCATTATCTGATGAGCGACTGCATGCTGGATATGATGCGAGAATTAAGTAATAAAGTTGAGTCTGCAAATATGTCTTTACCTGCTTTTGCAGAATATTTCAAACGAGGTGCTAAGCCACGCGATCTGCTGACAGTTTCACAATGGGCTGACCGTTACCGCTGGTTGCAGTCTGGTACCAATTCACCAGGGCGCTGGAATACTGCATTGACGCCATACCTTCGTGAGATTATGGATAGTCTTAGCGAGCATAGCCCGGTGCGCAGCACAGTATTCATCAAATCATCCGGTGTAGGCGGAACAGAAGCCATGTATAACTGGCTTGGTTATGTCATGCATCATCTTCAAAACAAGGATTTACTGGTAGTGGTGCCTACTCTGGAACTGCGTGACCGCTCATTCAATCCGCGCCTGGCTAAAATGCTTGATGAAACTGAAGCATTGGCTGAATTAGTCAGCCATGCAAGCAGGAGTAAAACTAATCGTGGTGACTTGATGGAGTATGGGGCACGCTCCCGTATTATCAAGGCCGGTGCAAATTCACCTGATAGCCTGCGTTCTGACCATTTACCTTATGTGATTTGTGATGAAGTCGATGCATTCCCATGGGAT